TTCAACGGCACAGCCCATCCCCTGACACTTGTTTCTAATAATTTCCAGATTCCACGGTTTAAACTGCCGTGCTGGGGATACATGTTTGTCATTAAAAAACTTTCGTACTCTACGATTTCACTCCAACTTAAGTCACCATCGGGAACTGCGTGACCTTTGTCGTATCCTGTACCAGCATAGTCATCAGGAACTGCACCACCTACGATACTCTTATCAGCGACAAATGCATTAGTACGTGGCCAGCAACCTATTGCATTCTTAGGTAATAATGTGTATGCAACATATGCGGGGATTTTAACTGGTGCATCGTATGCTACCAAATATGCTTCTCTACAAATAGGCAGTGCCTTACGTGCAGTTTGTGCAAATCCATATGGGCTATGAACTTGACAACTTTGTACGGGTAAGGGAGGTCTTTGCTCCCAAGAAAAAACACTTGTTGACACCAAAAGTAATACCAACGTCAAAAATTTACGCATATTTGTCTCCTAAATATACATATATTTATGTTACGTCCCAATAATTTTCTTTGCGATAAATATACTATAAGTGGGATAAAATAATGGCGATAACAACAGCAAATATTGATATTGGTGACTTACCGAACGACGGCACCGGTGATCCGTTACGTACCGCGTTTGAAAAGATTAATGAAAACTTTTTAGATTTAGTAGGTGCGTTACCGGAAGGTCCTAACGGCTCATTTCAATTTAATGATAATGGTAACAGTTTAGGTACTGCTAATTTTGTTTACGTTTCTAGTAATAATGTCATCCAATTAGGTTCAAATATTGCTCCTATATCTAATATTACAATCGGAACATCGTCAAATACTATTGCAGGGTTATATTTAGGAAATACTAGTTTAAAACTAGGAAATGTTTCAATAAACGAATCAAATAATACGATTAGTTTCCCTTTAACTGCTTTACCTTCAGTTAAAGCAAACATAGCAGTAAATAATTTAACTACTGACGGAAATGTAAATGTCGGTGATACATTAGTAGTAGGTGGAACAACAACCAGGACTGTTCAAGCTATAACTACGACTAATACAATAAATCAACCTGTTGTGAGTATATCCGAAGACGATATTAGTACAGGTACTTTTAAAATTAATAGCAGAGAAAATTCTTCTAATAATAGTCAAAGTGCAACAATAGTAGGATACAAAAGTAATAATGGATTAGGTGTCAAATATGTTGTATCTGGGACAATTTTTATAGGTACCCCGTTAACCAACTACAATGTTGCGTTAGATGGCTATGGAAATATTGCATTAATGGTTAGTCCTTTTTTAAATACAACAATAACTCATACAATAAATTATGAAGTGACAGTATAACATGAGAGCAAACGAATTTATATCAGAAGGCAAAAAAGCCAAAATAACCAATCGTCAAGGACGATCTAGTGTTGGATTAGATTTGTTCAGAGACCAGGAATTTGCAGACCGTGTTTATGAATTAAATCGTGTAATGATGGCGGTTGCTATGTCTGACGGCACTAATCCTATTAATATTGATGCAGAATCATGGTCAGGTAGAGAAAATGTTGCCGCACCTTATAGTTCAATCGAACAAAAAATGTTAACTCAAGCATTTAAAGCAGTTGGGTCAACACATCAAGACCTTACTAAAGGTGATTTACGTAGTCAAGAAGTGCCCGATACTTATACTACAAGTCCTGTACAGGGATTCAAGGGTTTTAAGAAATAAATCACACCCGTTTTCTACGAATAAGTATGTATTATTTGTAGGAAATACATGATAGACATAAACAAAACCCTCGATATCGTCAAGTTAAAGTTTTACAACGAATGGATATACTCTCATATCTATGACGAAGGCGAAACTGATTTACATAAAAAAATTACAAGCGAAGTCACTAAAACTTACGTTGATCCTTTAAACTTATCTAAAGATAGTAAGATTTTAAACATAGGTTGCGGCGTAGGCTATTTCTTAGATGAGATGAAGTCTCGTGGATACACTGATGTTACAGGAATAACACTAAGTGAAACAAACGCAGAATATTGTGTCAAAAAAGGACTCAATGCTAAAATTTATGATCCTGCTTTTTTACCTCATGCAGACGGGTTTATAGATGAAGGTACTAATTTTATTTTTGCAAGACATATATTACATCATAGTCCATATCCAATATTTAATTTAATAGAGTACAATAGATTGTTGGAGTTAAAAGGTAAACTTTATATTGAAGTCCCTGTTCCAGATTGTGAACGCAAACACGAATATACCGCAAACCATTATAGTATTTTTGGTGCTCCAATGTTAAACGCATTATTACAGCGTACCGGATTTAAAATTGAGAAATTCAATGACATTGAATTTGATATCAATGCAACTTTAACAGACGGAACAGAAACTGCAATTAAAGAAAAATATTATTGTATCTTAGCTACAAAGATTACTCCATTGGATATCAAATAAATATGTTATGACCTTTGATGTTTGGAAACAAAGTAGCTTAATGAACGGTCTGTCTAAAATGCAGGCCGTTCCTACACAGGCTCCCATTGACAACCTAGATGATTTGAAAAGATTAGCTGGAATCAATACTAGTATGGGCGAAGAAATGAGCGAACAAGGTACTAATTTAGGTCAGATTCAACGTGAACGTAACATTCAACCCGGTACAGATGAGTGGTTCCGTTTGTGGTTTGCTCTTCCGAAACTGACCGGAGAGACACCCTACGATAAATAATAGTATGAGAGCAACAGAATTTATCCGTGGTCTACTAGACCTTATTGACGACCTTGATTTAGGTGCCGCTATTAGCCAATCCCAAGATGATTATGTGGATGAAGTTCCACAAATTGAGGTAGAGATTGATACTCAATATTCTAACAGCCCGGACGAGATGTATACTAATAGCGAAGTAATAAACAGCATCGGTAATGATTTACATAAGCCTAAACATCCTAGCGATTTAAGAAGCAATAGTGTTTCAATGTACCCGAACATGCAATATAAACCTGGTAACTAATTATGGCTAACATTACCATTACAGTTCAAAGTTTATTAAATGCGGCTGAATATGATTCATACACAATCGACAACGGGCAAACAATCAACCAATTAAAAACTGCAATTTACAATGCAACTGGTGTTGAAACTACATGGTTTGACATTGTATTGAATGAACAAATTGCAACCGGAACAAGTACTTTATCTAGTCTAGGAATTATCACTGGTACACGATTACGAACACATAATAAAATTTCTCGTCTTGCTACATTAGAGTTAAGACAAAAAAGTAAGTTAGACTTAGCGGCACTAGATAGAGCTAGTGTAGGTAATGATAGAAGTACATATGATATTTCTGAATTACCAACACAATATGTAGGAAATACTATATATGATAATCCAAATACAGGTGGATTAGTTCAAGGTCGTCCTTGGATTGAAACAACTACTCCATTCACATTCTACGAAGCGTTTGGAACTACTAGCGCATTAACTACAACACAGTATGTTAGTGGTAATAAGATTTACGGTTATGCATCAACACTTGATGTTCTTGGCTATCAAAATAGTAGAGTAGTAGTCAATGATATTGAAGTGTTAAATGTTAACACCCGTGGTCACAACATGGTAATATTAGATTCTTACGGTGATGTAGTTGATACAGGTAACTATGACACCTACGGAAGTGCATTAGCATTAACATTATTAGCAAATGCACTTAATAGTGTGGCAAGTGGCAACATTGTTGTATTAGTTGTATACGATGCATCTGCATTAAATGCTACTGTTAGAACAGCAATTAATAACGGTTATGGATCTACTAATAGTAATACATGGACTGCAGGTAGAGTTAGTCAACTCTTTATTGGAATTAAAATCTAATGCCCTCAGTTCCAGATCCAGAACACGTTAAACCGTGGTATCTTAGAAACATAACAGAAGCACTAGCATTAGATGAAGCTAGCGGTAATGTTTATGTTCGTACTGGATTTGTTGGTAACATTATTATTAGCGGTAATGTAAATATACCCGGCAACGTTCAAGTCTATAGTACACCCGAAGATCCGGTACATACTCATATAACAGAGGTAGGCACTACTGGAATACTTGATGTTCCTTATCTGCCTATTAGTGGTAATGTAATAGTTTCATCAGGCAATATCAATGCAAATGTAACTCAAGGAACTGATCCATGGCGAATAACAGGTAATGTTAACGCAAATGTTAGTGGCAGTGTAGTTGTTACTAGTGGTAATGTCAATGCTAATGTGTCGGGTAATGTTGTTGTTACTTCAGGTAATATCAACGCTAATGTGACACAAGGAACAAGTCCGTGGGTAATTACCGGTAATGCGAATATTATTAACACTCCCAATGTATGGGTAACTAACACACCTGACATTACTGGTAATGTAAGAATTACAAGTGGTAATGTAAATGCAAACGTCAGTGGCAGTGTAGTTGTATCTAGCGGTAATATAAATGCAAACGTCAGTGGCAACGTTGGTATTATAGGTAATGTTAATGTAACACAGGGAACTGATTCATGGCATATAGATGGTAACGTATTAGCTACTATATCCGGTACTCCTACTTTTACTTTAGGTACTGGAACTACTGATGCTTTTGGTAGACTACGTGTTAGCGAACCGTATACGTTATTTGACACAAAATCAAGATACTACGACCACAATGATTTTAGTAGTAGCACCAGCACTGGAGCAAATGTAGTATATGATGCTAACAGTTCTACATATCAATTGAATGTAACTGCTGCCAATGGCTCTAGCGTTATAAGAGAAACAAAACGAGTGTTTCCCTATCAACCGGGTAAGAGTCTGTTAGTGCTAACAACTTTCTGCATGAACACACCTAAGACCAATTTACGTCAACGTGTGGGCTACTTTACTACCAACAACGGTATATACTTTGAAAATGATGGAACCTATAACTACTTGGTAATAAGAAGTTATAGTAGTGGTGCTTTAGTTGAGGATAGAATAAGACAAGATGCTTGGGACAATCCATTCCTTGCCTTACAAGTAAATAGAACACAAATTTTTTGGACAGATATAGAATGGTTAGGAGTGGGATCAGTTCGTTGCGGTTTTGTTATTAACGGTGCTTATGTGCTATGCCATACGTTTCATCACGCTAACATCACAGGCAATACTACTACATATATGACTACTGCAATCTTACCTGTACGTTATGAAATAACAAATACAGCCGGCACTACTGGCGTTAGTATGATGCGTCAAATTTGTTCTACAGTTATCAGCGAAGGTGGATACAATGCTTTCACCTACAGCGAAACAGCAGGACGTGGTACTTCAGTATTGAGACTATCTTCAGCAGGCACCTACTATCCGGTAGTCAGTATTAGATTGGCCAGCACAAGATTAGATGCTATTGTGTTGCCCAGACAAGTAGATGTATTAAGTCCCACTGTAAACTACTATCGTTGGAAATTGGTGTTGAACCCTACCTTAACTAATGCCAATTGGGCAGGGACTAGTACATCAGGAACTGTTGAATATGACACGGCCGCAACTGCTATGTCAGGCGGCATAGAACTACAGGCTGGCTATGTCAGCAGTAGAGAATTATCGGAATTGGGGGCAGATGCTTTTGCCTTCCAATTAGGAAGAACATTGGCAGGAGTCAGCGACATAGTAACACTAGCAATGGCTGCTACTAGTAATAATGCTGATGTATTGGCACAAATTGGTTGGCAAGAAATTACCTGATTGATTTATCAAACTAAATATCGTTATGTCAAATACACCTACCTTAGTTAAAAATCCTTATGTTAAGACAAAGTTTAAGGACGATAAAGAACTAGACGACTTTATCAAGTGTTGTGACCCTAACACAGGTTATCTATACTTCATGGATAACTTTTTTATGATTCAACACCCTACTAAGGGTTCAATGGTTTATCATCCTTGGCCATATCAAAAACGATTGATTGAAACATATCACGAATATCGTTTTAGTATCAGTTTGATGCCTCGTCAGTCAGGTAAATCTACATCAGCCGCAGGATATTTATTATGGTATGCAATGTTTGTACCAGACAGTACGATTCTTATTGCGGCTCACAAATACACAGGTGCTCAGGAAATTATGCAACGTATTCGTTATGCATATGAAAATTGTCCTGACCACATTAAAGCAGGTGTTACAACATACAACAAAGGCTCATTAGACTTTGAAAACGGATCACGTATTGTTTCAGCAACAACTACTGAAAATACTGGTCGTGGTATGTCTATCACATTATTATACTTAGATGAGTTCGCATTCGTGCGCCCAAGTATTGCGAAAGAATTTTGGACATCTATTACTCCTACGTTGTCAACTGGTGGTAAAGCAATTATCACTAGCACACCTAACAGTGATGAGGATCAATTTGCGTTCATTTGGAAGGGTGCTAACAAATGCGAAGATGAATTTGGTAACAAGACTGAAATAGGTGTTAATGGATTCAGAGCATATCGTGCTTACTATGCTGAACAACCTGGACGTGATGAAGAATGGGCTAATCAGATGAAAGCACAACTCGGTGATGATAGATTCCGCCGAGAGATTGGTTGTGAATTCTTAATTGCTGATGAAACTTTAATAAACCCTAACACGCTTATTGATTTAATAGGTAAAGAACCTAATCATCGTATGGGGCAAGTCCGTTGGTACAAGAAACCTGAGAAAGGCAATATCTACGCAGTTGGATTAGATCCTAGTCTTGGTACAGGTAGCGATCCGGCCGCTATTCAAATCTTTGAGGCAAACACAACAACGCAAGTAGGTGAATGGAAGCATAACAAAACACCTATTCCTGAACAAATTAAATTATTAGCACAAATAAACAAATATATTGTTGAATGCACAAAAGAACCAAACAACATTTACTATTCTATAGAAAATAATACTATTGGTGAGGCAGCACTAATATCAATTAATGAATATGGTGAATCTAATATACCCGGTATCTTTATTTCCGAGCCCGGAAAAAAACGTAAAGGGTTCAATACTACACAAAAATCTAAATTAGCCGCTTGTGCTAAATTCAAGACATTATTAGAATCTAAAAAGATGACAGTAAACAGTCATAGTCTAGTCAGTGAATTAAAGTCATTTATAGCACATGGTGGAAGTTACGCGGCTAAAATAGGTGATACAGACGATTTAGTCATGGCCAGCTTATTGTCAGTGAGAATTATTCAACAATTGGGTGAATATCATAGCGATTTAGACAACTATTTACGTGACCACGATGAGTACATCGAACCGCTTCCCTTTTATGCTATATTGGGATAATTGATAAATATATAATTAAGAGATAAATTATGCCAGTAAAACAAGACTCAATCAACCGTGAATTATATGGAATGCTAAAAAGTCGTGGATATCGCCCGGACATGTTTACCAGTGCCGGAAAGAAAGTAGCTATTCCTGATGAAGCAGAAGCATTTCAATTTGACTTCATTAAAGACGGGGAAAACTACGGAAAAGTCACTGTTACCGTAGACGGATTACATAGACTTATTATCTATTACGGTGATGATGTTGAGGCTAGTCCTAAAGCAGATAGCCATGACAGTGAGAGTTTTAATAGTTTAAGAAAACACTTAAAAAGATTCGCAAAGGGTAAACAACTTGGATTTGAACTAAGCGATATTGATGATTTGGAGCCCGATATGGCAAAACGTGAACACAATCAAAAAGACAAATTAGCCGAAGGCTATTACGCTATGGGTAAAGCAAAAAGCTATAGCGACAATGTACCTTCAACAAAAATCATTCTTCAACATAGTAGACAAATTGAAGAAGGTGAGAAAAGATATAGAAACATCGCTAAGATTTTCGTAGAGAACACACAGGGTGAAAGATTCTTAGTTCCTACAAACAAGCCAGGATTAGCACGTGTATATGCTAGACACATCGCAGAAGGCGGAACACCTTATGATGAGCGTGGTCAACATATCACTAATATTTGTGAAGAATACAGTAAGATGGCAGGATTTGTTCGTGCCACAAAGAATAAGCAATTTAATGAATCAGTTCAACAATTGATAAGTGAAGGAATTAACCATTATGGTAGTTTGCGTGAAACATTACATAAAATGGCAGGCAAGCGAGGATACAGAGAATATTTTGAAAATTATACACCTGCATTAATGGAAGATGAAAACGTATATGATTTAAGTGAAATGTTTATGCAAAGTTCACTTGATCCACGCA